TTGTAGATATTGTATCTTCTTCTTCTTCTCTATCCCACTTTAAAGAATCATAAGTGTGTATATCTATTGTTTCATTGTTTTGTGGCCTACTTCTGCTTATAGCATTATAAACAGAACCACAAACAGCATCCGCCAAGTCCTTTGATCCTTTTCGTGGGTGATCAACTCTATCTCTCATAATTTTTAATTGAAGTAATTCGTCTACAAGAAGCTTGATGGCTGGACCACTAAGTCTATCTTCTGCAACAACCATGGCCATGTCATCATAATGCTTCTTGGCTACAGATAAAGTTTCTGTGTTGATTCCGTACTGCTTTAATTGCTGCATCATATCATGTGAGTTCCAGCGGTCAAAGGTGCAGACTCGTATTTTAAATCCCTTAGTCCTAAGAGATAAAATATAATCTTTAACTTCAGTAAAGTCTACAGACTTGTCTGGAGTAGGTGTCCAATATCTGACCGCATCGATTTCTACAATTGGTGCTGGCTGAGAGTACGTGTCAGTTACCTTTACGTTAACCCACTTTTGAACGTGTGCCATAGCAACTGCACAATGGTCATGCTTTTGTGCAAGGTCTACGTGCAAGAAATACTCTTTGTCTGGATCTGGTGCAAACCAATCTTCAAATCTTCCAAAGTTATCTACGGCTAAAGCCATATTACTAAAAGCTTTTTCAATCTTCTCCCTTGATTTAAAGAAGGCATCAATTGCTTCGGATGGCATACATGCAAATCTTCCTAGGGCATCAGGAGCATTTTTATAAAATGCTACTTTAAAATCATCTATGCTTCTTGTCGGATTGATTTCCCATGTAGGCCTTCTTAGTGCGTACATTCTTGGATACTTGTATGAAATGATGTGATCTTCTTCCCATTCAATATCAAACTCATTGCCTTCTGTTCCGTCTGGAAGATTATCATCTAGTTTAAAATGATGCGTTCTAGCAATAACTTCTTTTTCTGCAACCACATCGTCGTAGCGTTGCTGGATATAATCATTCTTATATCTTGGAAAAGAAAGCAGGATTACCTTGCCATAGTCTGGAAAACGTGAATCAACTGATGCACGGTACATCTCATAGATAAGGCTTCCCGTTTTTGCCTGCTCGTGGCCAGTTGTATTTTCCACGCTAAAACCAGAAATTTCGTCTAGGATAACAACAATAACGTTATAACCTTCCCAGGCTTCACGTTCTGAGTGTCCTGAGTGAACTGTAATATTTTTATTAAATTTAATTTCAGAAGCTTTTTCTGTATACTTTCCAACAAACCACTGACACTTATCTATGCGTGTTCTAAAGCCTTTAAAGAATACGTTGTTGGCTTGCTGTGCGTTAATAGCAATGTTAATAATATCAATAGAGTCACCAGGAGGCTTTCCGTAGTAGGATGCTGGATCCTTAAGGCATAATAGTAAATATACTATATATGCTACAGAGATGGTAGAGCAGTAGTCTTTGCCAGAACCCTTGCCTAGTTGAGCAACAACCTCATTGGCTGTCTGCTTAAACATTCTCTTGCCTTCTTCTTCACCAAATAGCTTAATAAGCGTAGACTCTTTATATACCTGAGAAGACTTTTCAATTAGCGTATATTGGTATTCAGAAAGTGGTGGAAGCCCAAGATACTCAGGGCTTGTTACAAATGTACGAAGATCTACTGGACGCTCATCAAATTCTTCGCCGTCCAACATGTCAATTAAATCATTAAAATCTAGATCCATTATATCGACCACCAACCCTGCGGCGTAGCTTTACCGCTATCAATCCATTCTCTATGGAGTTTTGCTACTTCTTTCCAGTCAATGCTGTGTGTAGGCAGGCCACATTTTGGACACAGCTTGGTATCCATTTCTTTATAAACATGCTCACAGAACATTAGCCTCTTCTTCATTTAGTACAACTGGTTCAACGATGCCAGTAATTTGAGAAAGTCTCTTTGCTACATCCATCTTACACTTAGGGCAGGATGCGGTTACTTCTTTTAATATCTTTACAAGGATATCCTGTTTACGTTCCGTCTCTGCAATTTGATTTGCTAATTCAGCATTATCTAGCAAGCCAACTTCTTGCAGCATACCAATTCTTTTGCCTTCAATATCTGCAATTAGCTTAAGGGCTCCTGATTTAACACTTAGTTGTCCCGCCTGATCTGCATCTTCTACAGTTTTCCAAGCCTCTTTAATTAACATTGCGTAGTGTTGATCTGCCCCAGAGATAGCCTCTTTAGCCCTCTCACGGGCCGCTGTGTCGTTGTGGACTACATTCTTCCACTCACCTATCAACTCAACAACTTCGGCCCTCTTAAAGCCTGTGAGGGTAGAAATTTGGGTTGGGTTATTACCTTTTAGCAGTTCTTCAACTACTTTATTCATGCGATCAAAATGATCAGCTAATTCAATTTCAGACATATATTAGAGTATACTCTTAGTCGACTAAAAAATCAACTGGATTTAGCTATTTTATACAATACTAGGTACCCTATGAGATCATCGATATCGTTATCTCCTGCAAAGCCCTGATTATTTTTAACCCTATTCAATTTATCATCAATACGGACTTTTAATTGTTCTGTGGCATCTGTAGTTGAAAATATTCTAATTGGATTTAAGGCGGAATCTCCGTATGATATATTCTTGTCAATAAGCATATGGGCAATCTCATGGCATGCCGACCAAATCTTTGACCCAGATGGGGCGCCTACCGAATGAAGATATAGGTCGCTACAGGTAAATTCTTCTACATCTTTAAATACTGGTCTCAACATTATCTAGTCCTCATTACTGCAATAAAGTGATCGTCTATAGGATTATTTGGATCTGCTGTATGCTCTATGCTATCCATTATAAAATATTTTTCTAAAATTGGCAAGACCTTTGTTTCAGAATGATCAATCCATGTTCTGCTATGTATAACTATTTTATCAGTCATTTTAGAAATATCATTTAAATACTCATTTAATTCAGCGTCGTCTATATGCTGAAATACAAGGCTAGCAAGAACTAGGTCAAATCTAAAGCTTTTGACAGTATTCCAGTCAGATGTATACAAAATGTTGTTTGACTGATTCTCAGGTGGGACTAATGAGATCATGCTTGGCAAATCAAACCCTACAACTTTTTTATAGTCTTTAGTTAAAGCACTAGTGTTTCTTCCAACCCCACATCCAAAATCTAATGCGTACTGGCCATGACCTTCCGAGCTTTTAGTTAATGAAATAACTTCTTCGTACACTGGCATATCTTTAAAGTCACCAGTATATCCAGTTAAAATTAAATCTCCAGCATCATCTTCTGTTGCATTTAGCCATACATCTTTACTCATCTTTTTTTAATTAATCCAAACTTATCTAGGTATCTCTGTATGGTCATAGCAGAGACTTTACATTCATCGGCAATCTCAGTTACCGTTTTCTTTTGCACCACATATCTACGATACAGCCATATTTGGCTTTGGTATAATTTCATTTTTTCCTCAAAACTATATCAACAAAATCTTCTCCGATTACATTGGCAGCATTTGTTTTCATGCCAAACAGATTATACATATTATAATTTCTGGTAAGATAATTGAAAAATGGTATCGGCTGGCTATTTCCTAGTTCAATTATTATAAGTGGGCATTTAAGGGTCTCTTCTCCAAAGCCATCAAAAACAAATTTCTCATATCCTTCAACATCTATTTTTATAATATCTGGAGTCTCATCGTAGATATCGGAAAGCTTTTTTAACTCAACCTGTTCTGTTGAGTAAGGACCCCATGATTCTGGGTGCTCATAATCTTCATTAATAGGTATATATGATCCACCAATATTGTGTGGCATAATACGAATCTCTGCAGTTTTTGTTTCATTAGAAAGCCCAAATGGGTGCATAGTTATTGGAGCACAGTTTGAATAATCATTTAGCTTTCTGCCGTCCTCGTACAAGTCTACAAATTTTTTTAATGGCTCAAAGCCAATTACCGACCCGCTTGGCCCTGCAAGTCTTCCCATTACTTCTGCAACATACCCATTGTTAGATCCTATATCTAAACATTTCCATCCAGGCTTTACTGTATTCATTAAAAAACTTGTTAGCTCTGGATCCCACATTCCGCTAGCCCTTAAAGACTTTTGAATTGCTTTATCTTCTTTATCTCCAGCATAAACATAAAATGAGTCTAGTGCTTTATAATAAGAATCAATGCTTGGAATATCTTCTGGATATAAATTCATCGTTCAGTCAACACTTTATTTGCATAATGAGCAATGCCGAATGCATCTGCTACGTCAAAATCTGTTAAGTTTATTCCATACTTCTTATTAAAATAATCTACAGTTCTTTGTTTACGCATGTTGCGTAATTGATTTTTATACCAAGAGTCTGCGTACCCTGGATTCTTTACTCTTATTGCCTGCTTCTCATCCTTTGTTGGATTCTTGTTTCCAATATAAGCCTGCCAAGAACTAGGAGATATAGTTATAACACTAGAGCCGCTTGCCATAAGCTCAGCAATAACTACACCGTAAACATATGATAATTTTATCACAGCATCAGGGGACCTGACAAGTATTGCTCCTTCTACAGCAATATAGTCAGACTTTAATTCATCAATCATTGCGTGAGTATTTACTTTAGCATTATATATTTTCTCATATATATCTGATCCAACTAAATTAATCTTACCCCACTTCAACGGCTTATCGTTTTCCATAAGGCAAAATGCTACAGAGTTAGTAGAGGCGTCTATGCCAAGTACCCTGTTTGCTTTAGTCTTTACTAGATCAGCTAATTTCATCTAACATTCCTTTAATCTTAGTTCTTTTTGTTATGTCTATTTTTTTCTGGCATGAGGCACATAAAGGGGTTTCGTTATATCTACTCAACTGAGACCCACACTTTTTACAGCCACGAGTTGCCCCATTTCTAATAGCCTTTTTTTCATAATACTTTTCCATGATACGTCTATTTGTTGCAACTCGGCAGCACTCGTCAGTACAATACTTTTGGTTATGAGTTTTTGGCTCAAAGTCTTTGGCACATTCTTTATTAGCACATATCATAACTTTGGAACCTTATACGTCTCTATCTGAACTGTTCCTATTAATCCAGAGTAACATTCTTTCTTAATTGGACAATAGGTGCAAGGCATCTTAGATTTTGATGCCCCTTCTGGACGCATTGGAAGATCGCCTTCCTTAAAGTTGTCCCATACTTCGCACATCCACAGAAATGTTTCTTCAATTATCTGAGTATTTTTTTCATTCATAGATACTGGAATAACAATTAACTCTTGAGTATTTTTATTTTCGTATAAGAAGAAGCCTTCTTTAGCATTCTTTAGCTTCATATAAGTTAGAAGTTGTAGCAAGTGGTTTGGGGTAGGCTTCATCTCTGACTGACGTGCGTCCCATACTTCCTGCTTAGCAGTTTTAATTTCCCCAATTACAGTCTCATTATCGTATTCCATAATTAAGTCGATAAATCCACGAATAGGTGGATACTCATTAATAATTTCTTCTTCTTCTGCTCTAAACTCTGGCATAGTGGCAATAAGTTTTTGAAGTCTTTCATGAGCCTGAGTTCCCTGTGCCATATTAGCAACAGCTACAGCATCATTGTCATCAATAAACATTGCACCAGAAAAAGCCATATACCAATATCTTGGGCAGGTGCCATGACCATACCCCAAGGAGCTTGGGCTAAATGACTTCTTAGTCATCTCTCCATCTGCACGTTTTGTATTTCGGTATGACTCATCAAGCAACTGTGCAAACAACTCTGGATCGAAGTGCTTGCCTGTGTGCTTCTTAAACTTAAGGTTCTTTACTATATCTCTACCCATTATGAATTGTACCTAACGACATACTTAAGTGCATCTACAAGTTTGTCTATGGACTCCTTTGCTGAATAATAAATGTTCTTCTTGTTATTGTTAGTAGTTCCAGCCTTATCTTTTGCAATAGTGGAATAATAAGAAGCCATCATAGCAAACTTAGTTGACATTGCTTGCAATTCTATAATTAGGTATGGAGCCTTTGCCGAAGGAACATCTGGATTCATTAAAAGCTTTACAACAACTGCCAAGGCCCTGTCTAGCTGATCATCTCCCATGTACTCATGAAGGTCATTAAACTCTGTAATAGAACTAATTAGCTCTAGTGTATTTTTATCTTCCGCCATTTTTAATCCTTTTATCTAGTTTATCTATAAAAAGCCCTAGTGGATAGCCTAATGCAAATCCTACTAAAATGCCTAAAATAAATGTGTCCATAGTCTTTACTTAACTTTCTTATGATTAGGCTTGTAAGGACCTAGGTCAGCTTTAATGCTGCCATCTTTTCTAATTCTAACAATTCTTCCATCCCTAATAATAGTTTTATTAAAAGGTATCTTATTA